ATGAAATACGATGAGGTAACAACTTTTGCGGCTTTGTATGCCATCACAAAAGACATGCTTGATTATCTGGAGATGAACAAAACTCTCAGAACGCAAGAAGAAATTCAACATGCAGTATCAGTTTTGCTGAATGAATTTCCAGCGTATAAATTAGAGGAATGGAAAATTGTGATGGACAGATTCAAAGCTGGTTATTTTGGCAACATGTATGAACGTCTAAAATTGCCAGAACTTAGGGATGCATTTTTAAAATTTGCAGATGAAAGATCAATCATGATGGAAAACAAATATCATGAGACTAAAAAAATAGAACCAGAACCATTGTCTGAAGAACAGAGAAACATCATGAAGCAGATTGTAAAGGATCTTAAACTTCCAGAAGATGACACGAATCACAAAGGTCGATGGAATCATATTCACCACCCACACACAACATAATGAAATTAGAAGTATATAGATTCAATAAATCAAAAGAATCAACAAACGGAATCTTGTTTGACATAACAAATGAAAAAAAATTTATGTGTTACACTCTGGAAGATGAACCAAGAAAAATCAAAGTAAAACATGAGACTTGTATTCCATCGGGTGAATATTGTCTTGCATTGAAAAAGCATGGAAGATTGCATGATACATATCTTCACAGATTTGCTGATGTCCATGTTGGAATGATTGAAATTCTCAACGTGCCAAATTTTACAGATATTTTAATCCATTGCGGCAATACAGATGAAGACACTTCTGGTTGTTTATTAGTTGGAGACACACAAAAAAACAACAATATATCTGAGTCTGGTTTTATTGGTAAAAGTACTGTTGCATATTTTAGGATTTACAAAGCCATTTCTGATGCTTTAATGTCTGGAGAGCATTGCACACTTGTAATTACAAATGATATAAATATATGAGTGAACGTTCCAAAGCAAAAAATGCATGTGATAAAGCATTCAGCAGATTTGTGAGGTTGTCATGTGCAGATGAATATGGAATGATAAACTGCATCACTTGTGACAAGCGCAAGATGTGGAATGAAGTTGATTGTGGTCACTTTCAAACCAGAGCAAAACTTTCAGTTAGATGGCTATATGAACCACCTTTGATTAATGCATCTGCCCAGTGTAAAGGATGCAATATGAGTAATGGAGGACATTCGTATCAGTTCGGTAAGAAGATAGATGCTTTGTACGGCTCAGGGAGTGCTGATACAGTCGTTTTCATGTCTAATCAGATACGCAAGTACACAGTGCAAGAGTTAAGGGATATGGCAAGCTCTTTTGAAGCAAGAGCGAAAGCAATATTAAAAGAAATTTAATATGATATTGATTTTCTTATATTTGTAAGTGTGGTAAATGCATACATTTCAGAAAATTACAAAGCCATTAAAAAAATGGCGTGCATGATTGCCAAAAAAAGTGATGTTGATTGTGAAGAATTGTGTCACATGGTCATCTTGGATGTTTTGGAGAGTGACCAAAACAAGATTGAAGAACTAATTAAGAAGAAACAGTTGAGATATTGGATGGCTAGGATGATGATGAACCAATACAACTCTGTGACTTCACCATATTATTACACATATCGAGATCCTGAAAAACGACACAGAGAAGCCAAGAATGAAATCATGCTGTGGTTCGATTCAAACATGGACAAGAAGATAAAAGATGAAGAAAAAATTGACTTCATCAATACAGCTCTTGCAGAAATGACATTTTTTGACAGAACAGTCACAAAGATTTACTATGATCACAATCATTCATTTCAATCCATGTCTGATGCAACTGGAATCTGTAAAACAACAATATTTTTAACAATAAAACGTGCCAGAAATGAAATCAAAAAACAAGCCAAGCAAAGGACTTGGAGACACGATTGAAAAAGTCGCAAAATTCACTGGCTTAAAAGCTGCTGTTGAATCCATCTTTGGAGAGGATTGTGGATGTAATGAAAGGAAAGAGAAATTGAATAAACTTTTTCCATTCAAAGCTCTGATGAGTAGTGATGATCGTGCTCTATATGAAAAGCATTTGATTCACTGGAAGAAAGGAAAATCTGTGACAGCAACACAGCAACATCTGGCCATTGATATTTGGATCAGGAGCACAAACAAGAAAAAGAAATTTTCAAGTTGCACATCTTGTGTCAGGAAATTCTTTGAGGATCTTGAAAAACTATATGAAAACAGCTGTGAAAATGAATAAACCAATCAATACAATATTTGCTCATCCAAAGAATCCGCGTTTGATTCGCAATGAAAAATATCTGGAGCAAAAAAAGAGCATAGAGGAAACGCCTGAGATGATGGATTTAAGGCCAGTGATAATTGATGAAGATGATATCATACTTGGAGGGCATCAAAGGTGGAGAGCATGCAAGGAATTAGGTTGGAAAGATGTTCCAGTGATGCAATACACCAGAGAGAAACATTTGAAATCTGAATCATTCACTAAATTCAACAAAACATATGAGCTGGTTTGTGCTGAGATAGTAATCAAGGATAATACACACTATGGAGAATTTGATTATGATATCCTTGCAAACGAATGGGATTACTTACCACTGACAGAGTATGGTGTTGCAGTCTGGGAAACTGAACCAGAAGAAGTTGAAGGATTGACAGATGAAGATGCAGTACCTGAAGCACCACAAGAACCGATAACTAAACTGGGTGACGTTTGGATACTTGGTGAACATCGGGTTATGTGTGGCGATTCTACGAGCAAAGAAGCGGTAGAGATTCTTATGGATGGGGAGAAGGCAGATATGGTTTTTACTGACCCACCTTATGGTATAGAATACAAAAGCAACTGGAAAAACAAAGACAGGGAGAAATTTAAAACTCTTAAAAACGACAATTTAATTTTAGACTTTAGGCACATATTAGATTCGTTTTGTAATGAGTTCTGCCCAATATACATATGGACATCACACCAAGTTTTCCAAATATGGAGAACGATGTATTCAGATATTTACAAGTCAACTATTATATGGTATAAGAAATTCGGGGGGATGGGAGATTTAAAAGCGGAATACGGACATAATTACGAGATGTGCCTATACTTAACAAAAAACAGAATAGAATTTGTATCAGATAGACCTAAAGCGGTTTGGGAAATAGGGGGAGATAGCCCTTCAAAATATCAACACCCAACACAAAAACCTGTTGAATTAGCAGAAACGGCTTTTTCACATCATAAGAAAGGCACAGTATTAGACCTATTCTTAGGTTCAGGTTCAACACTAATAGCAGCCGAGAAAACAAAGCGCAAATGTTACGGAATGGAATTAGACCCGAAATACTGCGATGTAATAGTAAAGCGATGGGAAGACTTTACTGGTAAAAAAGCACACCTTGAAGAAAACGAATTTGAAGTAATAACACAAGCGCACTGATGGATAAAACAGAACTTAAAAAGAAAGCAACACTTGAAGCTTTAGAGAAATCACTTGGTGTGGTCACTCAGGCATGTAAGATTGCAAGTATATCCAGAACACAATTTTATCATTGGCTAAAAGATGACGCAGATTTCAAAGCTAAGACAGATGACATTGCTGATATTGCAATTGACTTTGCTGAGAGCAAACTTCATTCTCTTATTAGTCAAGAGAACGTACCAAGCACAATATTCTATCTCAAGACTAAAGGCAAAAAACGTGGATATGTAGAAACTCAAGATTTGACTATCTCAGAACCAAATAAAAAACCAAGCTGGATCACAAGTGAAGAAGCAGAGTAAATCATATTATGACTGCAAGAACTGTGATACACGTATTCAAGTGCATCAAGGTGGAACGAGATCAGGCAAGACATACTCCATATGTCAGGCATTGATTGAATGGTGCTCAGACAATCCCAATGCTGGTTGGGTAATTACAATCATCAGGAAAACAATGCCATCACTCAGAGCATCTGTGATGAGAGATTTCTTTCAAATACTGGAAGCAGAAGATTGGTATTCAGAAGCAAACCACAACAAATCAAGCTCTCAATACATTCTTTTTGGAAATGTCATTGAATTTGTTTCAATCGCAGAACCACAGCGCATCAGAGGCCGAAAAAGACACATTGCTTTTTTGAATGAAGCAAATGAATTAACCTTTGAAGATTTCACTCAGATAATTTTGAGAACATCAGAAATCATGATCATGGATTTTAATCCATCAGATGTATTTTCATGGATATATGACAAAGTAATGACAAGAGAAGATTGCAGTTTTTTTCAAACTACATATCTTGATAATCCATTCTTAGACGAAAACACAATAAAAGAGATTGAATACCTAAAATTAACAGATGCAAATTACTGGAGAGTATTTGGACTTGGTGAACGTGGTATGAATGTTTCTGCAATCTTTCCATTCTTCAATCAAGTTGATAAAACTCCAGACAGAGCAAAATTCATTTCATTTGGTTTAGATTGGGGATTCACAAACGATCCAAGCGCACTCATATCTGTGTATAAAGATGGTCTGGATTTATATGTTGAAGAACACTTGTATGAAACTGGCCTGACAAATAATGATTTAATAAGAAAAATGAAAGATCTTGGAATTGAACGCCAAGAGATTATTGCAGATTCAGCCGAGCCGAAATCGGTAACTGAGCTTTCAAGAAATGGATTTTTAATCAAGGGCGCAAAGAAAGGGCCAGACAGCATCAGACTGGGGATTGACGTAATGAAACGCCACAGAATAAACATCACAAAAGAAAGCACGAATCTAATTAAAGAGATGCAGTCATATAAGTGGAAAACAAACAGAGATGGAAATCAAATCAATGAACCAGAAGCAAATCAAAAGGATCACGCAATTGATGCTTTCAGATATGTGTGTTTGAATAAACTCATGGAAAATTACTCAGGAAAATATTACATATCATGAAGATGCGCACGTTTTACGTAAACCCGTACGATTCCCGTACAAAACCCGTAAACCCGTAAAATACCCGTAACCCCAGTAAAACCTAGCAACACCGCAAACCCCGCAAATACCACCTTAAAAACCGCAAAATGAAAATAGTAGTTCCAACATCAGTTGCAGATATTACAGTCAAGAAATGGATCAAACTTTCCAAGACTGAAAACGTTGTGAAACGTGTTGCAATACTCTGTGATATAACACAGAAAACAGTCAAGAGCATGACAATGGAAAGCATGGAAACAGTCAATGCTTTGCTGGAGGAATTGGAAGACCCAAATGAAACAGAATTTGAACTCTTTCCAATTATAGAATTAAAAGGTGAAAAATATGGAATACATCCAAACCTCTCAGAGCTTACTGTGGGAGAGTATGCAGATCTGGAGACAGCTTGTGTTGATTCAGATGAGAACCTCCTTCAGATCCTCTCTATGCTATACAGAAAGGTCACACATCAATCCAAAGACTTCTATCAGATAGCTCCATACACTGGAAATGAAAACAGAGAGATCTTTAATGAGATGAAAATGGACAAAGTATTCTCTTTGCTCGCTTTTTTTTTGAATATAGGTCTGGTCTTTATGAAAGATTCAGTGCAATCTTTGGAGGAGGGGGAGCAGTAGGATCTTCAATGGCATCTAAATGGGGCTGGTTTGCTTCAATTTATCATCTGGCTGGTGGAGACATCTTGAAAATCGAAGCTGTCACAGAGCTTAAAATTGAGCAAGCATTCACTTTTTTGTGTTACGAATTAGATCTTTCCATATCTAAGAATAACAAAGACATCATAAAATAACATGGAAGCGAATCAATCAGAAACAACAGTCTATAAATTACTGGAGGCATTTGAAACGTATGGAGCAAAAAACACACAAATTCACAGCACTGTAATAGGGCCGATTGATGAAATGGATGTCAAGAAGATGAATGCAGATCTATTTCCATGTTTGTTTGTGAATCTTAGTGCTGGAAGTATTGACAAAGGTGAAGCAGATTTGACTGTTGAGGTAATCATTGCAACACTTCAGCCAAGTGACTTGAAGGATCGTGCATGGATTATCAGCAACATGTTCTATATGATTAAAGATGTGATTGCGTTAGGTCACAATCATGCATTTGATGACAATAAATTCATTCCGAGAGCAACAATGGAATTGCCAGTGTCAGTTTTACCTTTCAACTTGAGATTTGAAAATCAATTAATTGGATGGACAGCTGATTTGACGTTTGGAGTAGATAACACAAATGACGTTTGTCTGATACCAATGTCATGATAACAATGACAATTGATAAAGTGGTATATAAAGCACCACTGACTGATGCAGTGATGATGCGAGTTGCAAAACTCTGGAAGAAAAACGCACTTCAGATGTTAAGGAGACAAGGCCACAAAGCAACTGGAGCACTTGCAAACTCCATACAGTTGAAATGGGATCTGAACACAGACAAAGATGAGTGGAATATTGAACTCACACCTGATGTTGATTATTGGCAATTTGTGGATTCTGGAGTTGATGGAGTAAATAAGAAATATAGTCGGGAGACTTTCAAACTCATGAACTCAAACACCAGAACATTCAGCTTCACAAATAAGAAACCACCACTCTCAGCAATTATGGGATGGCTAAAAACAAAAGGATATCAAGGAAGGAATGCAAAAGGTCAATTCATCACAGATAGATCATTCGGATTCATAGTTCAAAACGCAATATATCAGAGAGGATTAAAACCATCATATTTTATCTCTAAAACTGGTAACAATATCTTGAAGAAATACTCTCAATCAATAGGTGATGCAGTCGCTCAAGACATTGCATCAATCACTGCTTCTTTTATTTAAAGACTTACAGAACCGAACACATATAAAAATGGCATATATCGTAGAACAACAACCATCACAAGTTGCTTTAACCAGCACATTACAACCAGTAATATTTACAGTGAGTGATGTTTCATATTCTGGTTTCAAGTATCGCTTTGCATTAAAGATAAATGATGATACAGGTGCACAGCTTACCACCTTAGCACTACAACCAAACAATAATGATGCAGCATCTTTCAACATTTCTCAAGTATTAGACAGCTACATAAAAACCACAGAGATACAAACACCAGATGATGAATCAAGCGGATCAATACATCTGCTTGGTATTACGACAGCAGCAAAAACATGTGCCATTGGAGGATATACAGCTAGAAAGTTTTTGATTACTCTTGGATTTATCAAAGCAACAACTGCAACTGGTGCTGTTGCATTCACTTCTGTGAGTACTGGAAACAAAGTCTTTGGATTGAGATGGTCTGGTCAAACATCTGACTTTGCTGATTGGGATACAACACGTTTGAACAACACTTTGATATCTGGATTCTCTGAAGGATTAACATCATTCACATCACCTTTATTGAGTGAAATTCCTCAAAATGGAACAGGAACATGGGCAACAGGAACAAATTCCAACTCTGCGATTTACAAAGATACTGTATCAATGGAATCATACAGAACACTTGCAACTCCAACTGGAATCTCATCAGGATTTGACCTTGATCGACCTTTGAATTTCTGGAGAATTAGAGTGATGAATGGATCAACTGAAGTAGGTGTTTTTGTTTATACAATTAATACTGCTGGTGGTGTCTCTTCAACTCTTGTAGATGCAGACAGCATGATATCATTTGTTGGAATTGGTCCAATGAATTTAAAAACACAAACACACAACGCAGGACTTGCAACAGCCATCAATGGAACTTGGACACATTATGATATAATTGCAAGCAATACAAGTGCAGCAAATCCCGGCACACAATTGAGTGGAATATATAGATACACCAAAGTGGATTCACCCTGTCTTTACAACCAGTTTACAATTGGATTTCAGAACAGATCAGGCACATTTGATTACATTGATGTATTGGGAGCACAAACCAACACAACAAAGGTCACAAGTAGATCAAAGTATGTAGGCAAGTCAGGAAACTATCTTGATACAAGCACAACAGTTGATTGGGCTGCATATGGAAGGAATGGAGGAACTACATTCAGAGATGTAAGATCCAAGAGAGGAATGAAAGTATCAACACATTGGTATGATGAATCAAGAAATGTATTGATGGAGTCTTTGATTGTTTCACGAAAAGTTGTTATGATTGACAAGGATCAAAATATCATTCCAATTGTTATCACCTCATCTAATTACGTGGAGAAAACAAGTTTGGCAAATAAACTATTTGCATATGATATCACACTTGAATATGCAAAGGAAAGAATCTCATGATTGAACTACAAGCAAGATATGGTGATCTTTATGATTGGAAGACTTTAGAGCTGTCTGAAGGTGCTGCAATTCCTTTGACGTACTCTTTTGCAGATCCAGAGAAATTAACGTCAAGAGAAGCCCCATATTCTGGAACGTTTCTTTTGCCATTCTCAAATATCAACAATGATTTCTTTGCGAATTATTTCATGGTTGATCTCACAGTTGGTGATTGGAGCACTGATGTATTTCGTCCAGAGAATCCAGTTCAATGCACTCTCTTGAATGATGGTGTTTCTCTAATTGAAGGAGTCTTGCAATTGCTTAGTGTTTCTAAAACTGGACAAACATATGAATGTGCTATTAGTGGAGGTGCTGGAGATCTATTCACTCAAATGGGGAATGCAAAACTTAAAGATGTTTTTGCAAATCCACAATTGTTCAAATACTTAAACACACCACAGAATGTGATTGCATCATGGAGTGGAGATATTACAGCTGGAAGTGTTGGTGATGGTGTCATTAGGATTCCGCTTGTTGACAAAGCAATGTCACAAGGAGGTAGATTGTACGGAAATTTTGGAATAGATGAAGGCCTGTATTTAAACAACTATTTGACACCTTCACAATTGTTGCCGTTTATGAATATTGATTACATATTCAGAACGATTTTGAACTTCTTTGGGTTTTCACTCTCAAGTGCATTCATGAGCACTTCAGTATGGACAAATCTGTACATGTCACTTGGAAATGGATCAAATGCTTTAAAAACTTTGCCATTTTACGGATGGAAAGCTGGACTAACTTCTTCACTCACTTTGGGTGCTGGTCAAACAAGCCTCACCATTCCATTTAACAATACTACAACAGTTGGATTGTATGATCCAGATGATAACTATGAAGAAGCAAATGCAACTTTTGTTGTTCCATCTGATATGTATGTTGTTTTTGATTTTTCATTCCAAGTAGATAATTCAGCTTTGACAGCTTCAGGATCAATCGGTTTTGAAATAATATCTGGAGGGTCAACAATTTCATCACAATTGTTTTTTGTTTCTGATAATGGTTTTGATACAACACAAACACCATTCACATTCACTATGCCTGAACCAGTTTTGTTAACAGCTGGATCAGATGTTCAAATACAATTAGCTTCATTCAATTTATCTGGTGCTGTTATCAATGCAGATCCAAATTTCACGTTCTGGAGGTTTCTATCATATGAGAGTGTTACAACATCAGGATTGATTGTTGACACCATAGCAAATTTACCAGACATCACATGCTCTTCATTTGTTAAAGATCTAGTTCAGAGATACAATTTAACTTTGTTACCTTCATCGAGTCCACAGGAATTGATTCTAGAACCTTTAACGGACTTTATTGGATCGGGTGATGTATTAGATTGGAGCGAGAAAGTTGATCACTCACAAGCGTTTGTTGTAAGTCCAGCAACATCATTAAGAAGCAAAAACATATATTTCAATGATGGTGTTGATGCAGACTTTCCAAATCAATTCCACCAGAAAGAATATGGAACACCTCTTGGTCAATACTCATACAGATCAAGTGATACATATGCAGTTGGAACACATCAAAACAATCCAGTATTTGGAAATGTTACAATTCAATCTTTGCCAACAGCAGACTGGAACTCAAGTGATGCAACCACAATCATATATCCTCGTTTGTTTGGTGAAAGCAATGGTGCTCAAGTTCCAGTATCACACAAACCTAAAATTGTATATTGGAATGGAACTCAGTTAACTGGTCCACAAGCAATATTGATTGGAAATGTTGCAACTCAAGTGTATGGATGTGTCACTCCATTTCACACAATACCAATAACAGACACAACACAGAGCACATACTGGAGGCACACATATAAAACTGCTGCTGGTTCTCCTTTGATTGGTCAAAATTATGCTCTTGGATTAGCCAGATCATACTGGAGTAGTTATCTGCAACAAATTTACACAGAGGATGCAAGACTTGTGACTGCATTCATTGCGATAACACCAGCAGATATGAATCTGTTGACGTTTGATGATCGGATTTTCATTGATGGAATTTATTACAGAGTGATTGAGATTTCTGGATACAATCCTGTTGATCCAAAAACAACAGCTGTGAAACTTTTGAAACTTCTGGACATTGGATCAGTTCCTTTATTTCCATCTGATGAATGCAGTTTGACATACATATCTGCAAACATAGATGGCACAACAAACTGGAACAATGAATCAGGTGTTTCAGTAAATCCAACTCTGAAATGTTGCGAATCAGAAGGATTTACATTCTTGGTACAAGGAACAACACCGCAATGTTGGTGGAACTGGCTTGGAGATGGAGGAAATGGTGATCCAGATGGCTTTGATGGTGTTGGTAGTAATGGTGGTGATGGTGTTATCACTGGAGATGATTTCACTCATGGAGGTGGTATCAAATCTGGTGTAGGTGTTTCTGGCATTCCTCCCAGATCATATGATCCTCAACTACCTATTCCAGTTGGAGCACAACAAGGAACACATTTATTGAGGCAAAGTTCCAAGAATTTCAGCATGGCTTGGTCACAAAATGGAACTGCTTCATACACCAACAACCTGACAAATGTCGGAATGAGTTCATCAATGACTTTCCAACTTCATTGTGTGACAAACAGTCCTGATGCAGTCACAGCTGGAGTATCTGGAAAATCAACAAGTGATCTGTATATCCCAGTCAATACAACAGCACATTTCAAAGTGAATGCGCTTGGTGTAATATATGCAGCTAAATCCAAAACTATTGGAGACACCTATTTTGTATCTCAATCGGTTGTAATTAAAAACATAGGAGGAACAATTTCAACTGTTGCATCTACAACAGACGAAAGTTCAAAGGATTCTGGATTGTCAAATCCAACAGTGAGCATTGCAGTTGCATCAATATCAAAAGGAATTGCAACAGACAATGCACTTGATTTAAAAGTCACAGGAGAGACAGACGTTCACACTTCTTGGGTCATGGATGTCAATGTTACATATATCAATCTCAGTATTGCATCATCAATTGGAAATGGAATTGTGACAGAAGCAAATGATTTCTTTGTTCTAGAAAACAATACACGATTAATCACACAAGCAACATGAAAAAAAACTACGTGAAAAATATGTTTATCACCATTCCAAAGATTATCAAACTTGGAACATTGAATGATTCAAAAACATACACAAAAGAAACAATCAGATTCTATGGATATTTTGAAGAAACTGGATTCAAAGGATTTTTCAGAAAAGTATTAATGGGAATAAAAGCAAGAATAAATGTCTAAGACAGCAACGGTAAAACTCAGGACGGAAGGCGTTAAAGAACTTACATCAGAATTATCAAAGGCAAAAAAAGGTGTTGAGGATCTTGAAGATTCACTAGAACAAACTTCTGATGCAGTGAATGATGTCATTGCTTCTGAAGTAGTAATGGCAAAAGGCTTGGATGATTTGTCTGGTGGATCTATTACGGCATTTAAAGCTGCAACAAGAGGCGCAAAGACTTTTGTGATGGGATTGAAAACAGTGAGAGGTGCTTTGATCTCAACTGGTATAGGTGCACTTGTTGTTGTTGTGGGTTCTCTGGTTGCTTATTTCACTTCGACAAAAGAAGGAGCAGAAAAGCTAGAAATCGCAATGGCTGGATTGAAAGCTGTTTTTTCCATTTTTACAGATACGTTATCATCATTTGGAAGTGTGCTTGTTGGCATATTTACTGATCCAATTAAATCTATACAAAACTTTAATGATAGTTTAAAAAAGTTTGTACTTGACAAATTTGAAGCTATATTAGAAATGGCTGGATTTCTTGGTTCTGCATTCAAAAAATTATTTACTGGTGATTTTTCAGGTGCTGTGGACGAGGCTGGGAAAGCATTTAGAACATTCCAAGATGAATTGAATCCTATTCATGGAGTAATGGAGGACATAGCGGATGGAATAAGTAATGTTGTAGACAAAGTAACTGGTTTAATTGTTTCCTCAACATCACTTTCGCAAAGGTCTATTGATTTAAGAAAAGCACTTCGAGATACAAATGAAGCATTTTCAGATCAGAGAAAAGAGATTGCTGATCTGAACAAGCAAGGAGATGATACTTCACTGAGTATAGAAAAGAGAATTGCAGCAACAGAGAAAGCAGCAGCAAAAGAACAAGCGTTGATGGATCAGAGAGTTGCTAATTCTCAAGAGGCTATTGATATACAAATAGCTGAAATGGATTTGAGAAAAACAACAGAGGAAGATGAGATCAGATTATCTGAATTGCGTGTTGCACTGTCTGATGTTCAAACCGAATCTTTAGGAATGCAAACCAGCTTACTTACTAAGGTTAATGGATTGTATCTGGAACAAGAAGCAACAGCAAAAGAGATTGCAGATGCTGAATTGTTAAGAATAGCAACTTTGAAAACAGCAACACAATCAGCTCAACAAAATGAGATTGATGCAGTTGCTTTGAAATATGCCACACTGCATGAAATGGCAAGGGGCAATGCTGAAACTGAGAAACTCTTAAAGGAAAAACAAGAAGCAGAACTCCTTGCAATTACAGAAAAATTTGCAGTAAAAGAAGTAAAGGTTGAAACAAAAGCAGAGAAAACAAAACAAGAATTACGCAAAGAAACGATTGATGCAATTGTTGGAATGACACAAGCAGCATTCTCATTATTTGCAGCATTGGATCAAGGGCGTGATAGTGATGATAAGAAAACAGCTAAAGCCAGATTCAAGAGAGCGAAAGCAATGCAAATTGCTGGAGCTGTTATGAGTACTGGATCAGCAATCATTGGAGCGTTATCACCACCGCCAGTAGGACTTGGGCCAACACCAGCTGGATTTGCAGCAAGTATCACATCAGCATTGACTGGAGCTGCTTCAATTGCATCCATATCAAAAACAAGATTTGATTCAGGTGGAACTCCTGATATTGTATCACCACCAAGTTCTGGAGGTAGAAACCTAACAACAGCATTAGTGCCAGATACATTTGCACCAAGTGCAACAGCTCCAACAGACTTAGAATCATTAACAGATAAACCAATCAAAGCATTTGTTGTGGCTCAAGACATGACATCACAACAACAATTAAACGCAAATCTTTTACACCACGCAACACTATGAAAACAGTTGAATTATTAATTGACGAAGAACTGGAGCTTTCAGGAATTACTGCAATTGCAGTTGTACGACATCCAGCCATTGAAGAAGGCTTTGTCTTTTTCAATAAAGGTGAGAAATATGTACTTGCTCAAATAGACGAAGCTAAAAGAATGCTTGTAGGGCCAGCACTAATTCCAGAAAAAAGAATTGGAAGATACAATGATGAAGAAGATGAAGAGTATGAAGTCTTTTTCTCAGCTGAAACTGTCAGACAAGCATCTCAGCTTTATATGAAAGAGGAAAGAACCAACTCACACACGTATGAACATGCTGAAGAAGTCGAAGGATTAACAGTTGTGGAATCATGGTTGATTGAAGATCCTTTACGTGATAAAGCAGCACTGTATGGATTTGATCATTTGCCAGTTGGAACATGGATGTTGGCCATGAAAATCAACAATGAAGATGTATGGAACTCAATTCTAAAAAAAGAAGTGAGAGGATTTTCAATTGAAGGATTTTTCACAGATCAATTAATCAAAGCACAAAAATCACAAAAGAGATCACCATGTCCAAACTGCCCAAAAGATGCTGAAACAATGGAGCAGTTAAAATCTCTTGTATTAGAGGAAATGGAATCTGTATTCACTCTGGATGGCAAACCACTTTGGAGGACTATTGAAGAAGCAGAGCTGTATGGAGAGCTATTCAATAATTGCATTGGATATCATGAGCACAAAGTTGATGATATGGTGCTCTACATGGCTTGTGAGGATCATGAGAAGTGATACGTTTCAATGAAAAACATATATATACATGAACAAGTAATATCATGAGCAAAACAATAGACAAGATCAGAGGACTTTTGAACCTCCCAAACCTCACCAAATTCTATGCTGAAGCAAGACTTGATGATGGTCGCTTAGTAGTAACAGAGGCCGAATCAATGGCTGTTGGTGTTGAGATTTCTGTGATGTCTGATGAAGGCAATGCAGATTATCTTGATGACGGCACATATGCACTTGAAGATGGAACTGTTCTTGTTGTTGCTGAAGGTCGTATCACACAACTTGGAGAAGATGAACCAGAAGCGGAAGCAGAAGTGGAAGTGGAAGTTGAAATGGCTGAAGGTGATGAAGCAGATGTGCAAGATTGGGCTGGTATGGAGAAGCGTATCCAGAATCTTGAGGATGCTGTTGCAGATCTTAAAAGTGATAAGGTATCTGCTTATGAAGAAAAAGAAGAAGACGAAAAAATGTCTGAATTGGCTTCTGAAATCAACGCAGCATTTGAACACATGATGGAACGTCTTTCAGCTATTGAAAACGAACCAGCATCAAATGGAGTGAGTCATTCTCCAACAAAAGGTAAAAATCAGGACATGGATCAAGAGACATTTTCTTCATTGAAAACATCTGAAAGAGCACATGCAATTATTTCAAACTTCGCAAAAAACTAAAATGAAGTATATTAAAAAAACCTCATTCAATGCAGAGGATAAAAGCGTTGCAAACAAGCATGAATTTGCTGGGCCAACATTAACATCTCCAACATATGCTGGAGAGTTAGCATTGCCTTTTGTAAGTGCTGCTTTGAAAAGTGGTGCTACCTTAGCAAATGGATGGATCAGAACCATTGACAATGTATATTACAAAGCTGTAATAAACCAAATTGAAGGTGCTTCACTTATTGCTGATGCATCTTGTGATTTCGCTGATGGTGGATCTGTTACAATTACAGAGAACATTCTTGAAACAAAAGAACTAGCTGTAAATATTGACCTTTGCAAAAAGACAATGCGTCAATCATGGTTAGCAGCTGAGACTGGAAACAGTTTAAACTCTGACATGCCAGTTGCATTCACTGATTATGTAATTGGTCACATTGCTGGATTAGTAGCTCAAGCAACTGAGAACTCAATCTGGCTTGGAGCTGCTGCAACTGGTGGACAGTTTGAAGGATTCTTAACAGCTACAACTGGAATATTCAATTTGGCTGGAAGTGGTGTAAATGCAGTAACTACAATCTCACCATACACGAAAGATATTATTGTTGTGGAAATGGAGAAGGTACTTGATGCTTGTTCATCAGAAGTATTAGCAAAGCCAGACTTCGCACTTTATGTCTCACCAAAATCATTATTCCTATACCAGCAGCATCTTGGAAAAGAAGGATATGTGAATGACTACCAAGCAAACGGAAAGCCATCTAACATATACGGATATCCAATCTATGCATGTCCTGGAGTTCCAGACAATCAGATCATTGCTACATATGCAAGCAACCTTGTATTTGGATCTAACATCCAAACAAATATGACTGAAGTTCGTACAATAGATATGTCACCAATTGACGGATCTGACAACGTGCGTTTCATCATGCGTTATGCAGCTGGAGTTCAGGTTGGAGTAGGTGCTGATATCTACTGGGGTAAGGCTTAATATTAACTGAAAAAAATTAAAACAAATGCCGTGTTTACTTACAAAAGCCATAGGACTAAACTGCAAAGACACAGTTGGTGGAATCAAGGCAATTTATTTTAGTGACTTTCAAGTGGCTGGATATTCTGAAATGACATTTGCTTCTGGTGTTTTAACTGGAATCGGTGTTGCTCAACAAGTGTTCAGATACGATGTGCAGCCAAATACAGCTTCACTGACTACAACTGTCACTAATGAACCAGCTGGATCTGCATCATTTGATTCAGCTCTTGAGATTACTTTAAATATCTTGAAGCAATCAACATCTGATGAATTGCAACTGTTAATCCAAACGAGAGTATTTGCGTACATCTTGGATGCGAATGACAATGTGTACTGCATTGGACTTCAAAATGGATGCACAGTGACTGGTGGAACGTTTGTCACTGGTCAAGCTAGAGCTGACATGCAAGGTTATACACTAACTGTGACAGCTGGTGAAGGTGAATATCCTCCATCTATTACAGCAAGTGATTCATCTGATGCGGCTGCATGGCCATTTGACGGTGTAAATGCTGGAGCTGGAGCTGCTGACTTTACTGTGACGAATCCAACATAGGATTTCAAATAACTAATTGAAAGAGGGGTGGCAATACGCCATCCCTTTTTTTTTCTTAAATATCTCAATATCTCATAATGATTCAACTTACAAAAGGAACAAACACACTTGATATCAATCTCAGTGATTTCAGTGGTGCATCTGATGAGTTGGTTCAAAATGGGCAATTCACTGACATTGGGCCAAACACAGTCAACAATGGTTCTTTCAATGAGACAGCAGCTGTCAATCTACTCAATCCAAACTTTAATGACATAGGATCTGAGCTTGTAACGAACGGAGATTTTAGTGCTGTTCCATTAGGTAGTGAGTTAATTCTTGACGGTAATTTTCCTTCACCAAATGAACGTTGGAGTAATGAAACGGGTTGGTCGATTGGAAGCAACGTGGCAAGTTATAACGGAACCTCTGCAAATAACGCCATATCGCAAAACAGAGGAGTCATTATTGCTGGTAAGACCTATCGCTTGTCTTTTACTGTTTCAAATTATCAAAGCGGAACTTTAGTTGGTGCATTAAGTAGTGGTTCTTTAACTGGAAACACTCCAGACATAACAGCAAACGGAGCGTATTCTTTTGATATTGTTTCAACTGGTGTCTTGTGTATTTTCAGAAGTACATCCAGTTTTCTTGGCTCAATCGGTAATGTATCAGTAAAAGAAGTACTCAACATTGTCACAAATGGTGACTTCAGTGAAATAGGAACGCAGCTTGTCACGAATGGTGACTTTAGTGGTGTTACTGAGTACGTTGGTACATGGTCAACAATAGGCACAGGGTGGACTTTATCGGGGTCAAATTTAATAGGCTCATCAGGCACAACTGAAAACCTTCAAACTATTTTTGCCACCGCTGTTTCAAGAACTTTAAGGCTTTCTTATGAAATAACAAACTACAGTAGCGGACAAGTTGCGATGTTAATGGATGGGGAATCTAAAACCTTTGAAAGTGCAAACGGAATTTACACCAGAATTATCACCACGACTTCACAAATTTTAGAAATAGACGGCAGAGATTCAGACCCATTTACAGGAACTATAACAAACATTTCTGTTAAAGAACTTGGCGAGGGGTGGACGGCAACAAATGCTGTGTTGTCTTTTGCAAATAGCCAGATGACGGTTGACGATTCGGGTGATGCGGGTGATGACTCTCGAGGTACTCAAATTATTACAACTGAAGTAGGTAAAATTTACAATTTATCTTATAATAGAATTTCAACAACTGGGTTTTTTTATTTAGCTGTAGGAAGTAATGACACGGACAGCGATGGTTATAAAAATATATTTTACGAGAATTTAGGTGCATCAACGGGAGTGTACACGCTTCAATTTACGGCACTCAGCACAACAACTTACATAGGTTTAATAACTTCAGGTATTAGTGCAAGTGTTTACTCTGATGTATCTGTTAAAGAGGTCGGACAGAATTGGACACCATCCACTAGTTTAGATGGGAATATTCAATTTACTGCACAAGGTTTAAAGATTAGTAACGGAGCATCAAACGGACAGGCAAAAGTAACACAACCGTCAATATTTGAAAATGGCAAAACCTATAAATTCAAATATAAGATAGTTGCATACAATGGTGGGGATATTGGTTTAGCTGGTGAATCTTCAGCCATGTCCAGAATCCCAGGTGACCATGTTGAATACCTTACAAGATCAGGTGATACAACAGATTTTGTACTTGGTAAAGCAAATGATAATACTGATGTAACTGTAACAAACATCTCAGTTCAAGAGCTTGGAACGGATTGGACACTTCAAGATGGTTGGAGTATTGGAGAAGATAAAGCGGTATGCGATGGCTCACAAACAGCTCAAAGTTCCTTATTCCAATTAGGAATTGTACCAAAATTCAAATCTTATAAAGTCGTTTTTGATATTGTGGTAGATGCTGGTAGTATGATTGTCGCGGTAGGGGGTTCCAATGCACAGCCCACAATTACATCTACCAACACATATACATATTACACACAAGCTACTCAAGGAGATCCTAATTTATATTTTTCTGCTCAGACTAATTTTGTTGGTTCAGTAACAAACGTAACAGCTAAGGAGGTCGGACAAAATTGGACAGTACAACAGCCAGCTGGACAATTGGTCACCTTTCCAAATAGCACACTGAAAATTGAATATGATTCAACACAGACGCAAGGATCAACTGGAGTGTATCAAGATATTCTAACGATTGGAAAGAATTACAAAATTGTTCTCAGTGTTATATTAGTTACTGGAACTTTCAAAATTCAGGTAGGAAGTAAACAAAAAGATATTACGACATCAGGCATCCATGAATTTTATACAGAAGCGGAAAGTGACAGATTATTTATTGTAAGGAGACAAAATTCTCTGAGCGTCACAGCCGTTGTTGACACAGTATCAGTCACAGAACTTGATCCAAATTCTTACTGGAATATACCAGATCCAGCCACAACTCAAATTGCAACAAATAAAGTTGAGATAACAAATGGAATTGGTGCTGTGATTACTCAATCAGGAACGGAAAGCTCACAATATTTCAGGATGCAATTCACTGTTTTAGATTATGTTTCTGGAGGTGTTAAAGGCTTCGTTTCAAATAATCTTGCAAGCTCATATGCTGAAAGTGATGGAGTAAAAATACAATATATTCAAGGCGGTGGAAATGGAACTCTGTTTGCTTTGTTTTGTAATGCATTCACTGGAAACGTCACAAATATTCAACTCAATTTATTAGATCCCAATTCAAGATGGATTCCATATACAGTTGCAGCATCAAAAGTTGTTTTTAAATTTGCTGAAGTAGATCTTGAAATCAGTGCTCTTGGTGATGATGTTGGAATTATTCAAACTGGTATTATAAAACCAAAAAAAATATATATCATTAGCATCAGCATGAAAGCAACAGCTGCTTTAAATGTTGAGATTGCAACATCTACATTGTCAGTTATCAGTGAGGTGATTGCAACACAAGCCATCACAACTTCATTTGTGGAGTATTCTTTTGAATTTATACCAACATCAACCACAACAAAAGATTTCTTGATTCATAGGTCTTTAGGATCTGGAAATGGTGAAACAATTTCAATCAATTCTGTCTCAATAAATAGCGTTGATGAAAGTCAGTGGATTAATGATCCAGCATGGAATCCATTTGCAACTACATTGACCTTTGTACCTACATTAACAGATGAATCAACCAACAACTCAAAGCAATTTACACTTGATACATCCATAACTGATGGCGGTTTTGATGGTCGTAGTTTACATGGTCAAGTTGTTGTTAATGATACACAAGCAGAAGCTCCAAATGCTGGAATCATATTCCTAAAACAACCAGAATTTTTGGAGGGATTTTATAGTGTAGAGATTCGTGGCTATCTTGGCACATATTACAGAGTTCTTGGAAAAGGCATGGCACACCTTCAGAGAGCTTTAGGGGAGGACGGATACAACAGATTCGAATCATACAATGATAAAGTAACATACAAGGCTTATGAAGAATAATAAAAGCGAATTTTCAGTAATGGGAATGCCAGTGCACGACATTCCACAATTTGAGGAGGTACAAGGCAAGAATTGGATCTCATATGGTTCAGATGATTGCTATGGTGATTATCTGGAGAGTTTATATCTTGGATCATCGATACATTCAGCAATTGTGAATGGTGTTGGAGCTATGATATACGGCAAAGGATTGGATGCGGTTGAGAGAGATGATTCAGATGGCAATAAAGAGCAGTGGTTGAGACTTCAATCTCTATTGAATACCAGTGATGATGAGTTGCTCAAGAAACTTGCTCTGGATTTGAAGTTGTATGGTCAATGTTATGTAAATACTATCTGGAACAAAGCGAGAACTTCAGTTGCTCAAATGAAACACTTGCCAGTTCACACAATGAGAGCTGGAATTGCTGACAGTGAAGGAAAAATCCATGAATGGTATTATAAAAGCTCATGGAACAAATCAAATGACCGAGTGAGTCCAAATGTATTGAAGTCTTTTTCAAGTGAAGACAGAACAAATGCATCAACAGTGCTCCAAATCAAAAGATACTCACCTTCGTTTCACTATTACGGACTTCCAGACAGCCAAGGATCAAACGGATATGTAGAACTGGACATCCAAGTGCAATCTTTTCATTTGAACAACATCTCTAACTCATTGATGCCCAGTATGATGCTGAGTTTTTCCAATGGTATTCCAACAGATCAAGAGAGAGCAGATATTGAGCGCAAAGTGTATGAAAAATTCTCTGGAAGCAATAATGCTGGAAAGCTGTTGATTACGTTTAATGATGGGCCAGATACAGCTCCAAAGATTGAACCGATTGCAAGCAATGGATCAGATGATATGTACACATATTTGTCAGGGGAAATCACAAACAAAGTTCTCACTGGTCACAGAATCACATCACCTCTTTTATTTGGTGTTTCTGGAAATTCAAATTGGGGTTCTTCGGCTGATGAATTAAATGATTCATACAGTTTATTTCACAATACAGTTATTGAGGAATTTCAAGATATTTTGCTCAAAGGATTGAGTCCAGTATTTGTTGCAAATTCTATCAACCTTGATTTGTTTTTCATTCCTTCAAAACCAGCCAATTTCATAAATATTGATGAGGACACAACGGAGGTTGTAAAGCCAGTAAAAGAAGAAATGAAGTCAGCATCCTCTGAGGATAAAGAAGCGGTTGCAGAAGCTCTTATTGCGCTTGGTGAGGATGCACCTGATGGATATGAACTTATTGATGAGAGGAAAGTGGATTATGATGACGAAGATCGGCTCGATGGAATGATTAATGGAGTGAATTTAGCTTCTGCAATTCCAGCCACAAGTGATCAATCAAAAGAACAAGACAATCCTCTGTTCAAAATACGATATCAGTATGCTCCATTAAAGATTGATCAGATGCCATATCCAAGCAGAGATTTTTGTGTCAAGATGGTGAATGCTGCACGATTTTACACGAAAGAAAACATATACAAAGCTGGAAGAACATCTGTCAATGCTGGATGGGGGCCAAAGGGAGCATCTAAATATGATATATGGCTAAATAGCTGTGAATCAAATAGATACGATATGTACAAAGGCGGTGGATCATGTGCTCATTATTGGAGCAGATTTACGTTCTTGAAAAAAGACAACAAAAAAATTACAGCAAAGCAAAGACAAGCCATAATAAATGCACTTGATCCAGCTGAAAGGAAAGCAGTTACACCAAAGAAGAATGATTCAAAGGTTGCAGAGAGGCCAAGAGACATGGATTATAGAGGGTTTTTACCTTCAAACAAAGCAGCGAAAAACATTAGAACTGATAGAAATCCAAAACCAAAAAAAGAAGACAATTAATCATGGCAAGTACAACAATCGTATTAGTATCTCCAGCGAGAGTTCAGAGAGATACAGCACTTGGAGGATCAGTTGATCCAAATGTCTTATTTCCAGCAATTTTAAATGCTCAAGAAAAATGGATCTTGCCAGTGGTAGGGACAGATTTATTTGATAAGATAAAAACACTGATTTCTGCTGATGAAATTGACAATGTTGGAAATGAAAAATATGCAACTTTGCTCAATACATACATCATTCCATGTTTGGTTCAATTTAGCTTCATGGAGGTGATACCAGTGCTTCGTGTGAGGTTCGTGAACAATGCAGTTGTTGCCATGAATACTGAGCAAGGTGGATCTGTATCATATGATGATATTAAACCTCTAATATCAACAGCCAGAGATATTGCGTCATGGTATAAAGAAAGATTAATTGACTACCTATGCGCAAACTCAACTCTGTATCCAGAATATACAAGCAATTCATTTCCAGATGTGCAACCATCTTCAACAAATTACACTCAAGGATTAAATGTAGAGAGAACTTACAGAGACGAAGATCAAGCACTTTTAAACATGATTCTTGGCCCAAGAAGATGAAACCAAACAAGCGCACCAGAGCTAATATCAGAAAATTAAAGAAATATATTAAGAAACATGGCAACCAAGAAAGTTACACAATTAGCAACAGCGACAAGTGCAGATGCAGCGGATCTTGTGATGATTGTAGATGTAAGTGACACAGCGATGTCACCAGAGGGCACGAATAAAAAAATCACAAAAGCAAATCTGATAACTGGTGGAGGAAGCAGTGACGAATTTTTCACTGTGAATGGTGCTTGTTTTATTGGACAAACATCTGAAAGAGCAATTCCATTTGGATCTACAACAGCAGAATCTACAGTCTTCACATATACAAATGTTTTTGCAATACCTAAAAATTGTCGTTTGGTATCTGTCACATCTGCAAGTCAAGTGAATGGTGGATCTGTTGACTTGAAACCATACAAACCAACTTCAGATATCAACTTATCTAATTTTACAGCACTTGGAACTGTAAACGTTGCAAGCCATACCAACTCAGGAACACACACATTCACCTTCAATACATCAACATTCGATTATGTTGTTGGTGACAGATTCGGAATTTCAGTCACTCCATCTTCAAACATGAGTGGATTCCGTTACACTTGTTTATTTAAAATGACATGAAAGATTATACAATCCCACAGATCTTACAAGACTTTTGTTCAGAAGAAGAAATTGAACACCTACCAAATCATGAACACCTCATGGATGTGCTAGGAAGAATTTTGACAAAGATTGACAACCTAGAAC